TGGCAGATTTCATAACCCCGTACTGTCTTAACCCCGTTCTTGCTGGCCACTGCGCAAGCTCATCACTGACAGTCAGATGGGGATTATATCCATCTGCTTTTTTGTAGTTGAATGCAATCGGCTTGATGACGGTGTTAGTTTCGGACACATAAATATCCGTCCTACGCTTGTGTGACATCTCAAGCAATTCCGGTTCTTTTTTAATCATTTCATAGAAATTTTCAGCAAAAACAATGTTCGCTTGATCTAATTTCGGTGCCAAACAATAGATTTCCGCGCCATATTCACCGTCAAAATAGGCCATTACCGCTATAATCGCGCTTGCAAAAATGCTTTTGCCGTTCTTGCGGCCTATGACAACGAATATCTCTCGAAAGACCCGGTATCCGTCACTATCCACGATCCCAAACATGGCGGACACCATTGCCTTTTGCCAAAGCTCCAGCTTCAATAGGTCGTTGCGCCCCTTACTGTGGTGGCACATGATTTCTATGAATTTAATGACCTTATTCGACCATTTCGCATCAAAAAAATACTCCCCGCTCTCTAGTCCCTTGATGAGTGTGGAGTATATTTCTTTGATCCATTTTCCAGCTACAATTTCCCCGCTCTGGATTTTGGCGTGGTATTCGTAAATATAATTAGTAGTATCGCTCATACCGCACGGCGCAAGGCTTCCAGCTTGCTATCCTTTCTTTTTTCTAGCGGTGCTAAGTCTACCAATTGCTTAATTATCGTACTCTGGTTGCGGGTGAGTGATATGTAGATTTCCACCTCTTCGCTCTGCTTTTTTCCGTATTGGTTCGCGCCGTTCTTATATTCGCTGGTATATCCCTCTTCATTGATTATCTCCTGTAGCTCTTTCAGCGTCACGGCGATGTAGGCGGCAGAATTTATCAGAGATTGGACGGTTACAAGTTTATTCCCATCCAAAAACTTAAAAACTTTTTCAAGTCTCCGCTTCTCCTTTTTAATGGCGGATTCTTTCACTTCCTTTTCCCATCTCGGCATAAATTTTCACTCCCTCCCCAAATTTTGGCGGTGGCTTTCTAGGTACACCACACCCCCCACGCGCATCTTGCGGAGTCTTCTTATCAGGCGTTGTCGGTGTTCGCGGGCGGCGGTGTGCGCCTCGAATCGGGGGGGCTGACAATGTTGCCCGCCGCATCGAATGTGTAGCGCGGTGGTTCCCGCCGCCCGTGATGGACTGCGTTGTGACAGTCTTGGCAAAGTGCCTCTAAATTATCATGCGCCAAGGCTATGTATGGATTGGTTATGTTCTGCGGAGTCAGATGCCTCCTGTGATGTACCACTTTTGCAATTTCTCCGCATTTCTCACACAGATATTGTTTGCTTATCAAGTAGCTCTTTCTACACTCTTTCCACGCTTTACTTTGGTAGAACGCTCTTGCCCATTCTTTCATAACGCCCCCCAGCGCGGCACACAACAACTAAATGCTCTTTTTTGTTCTCACACTCTGCCTAAATAGAATTCTTACGTTTTACTCTCTGTCACTTGTTTCTTTGTAAAATGCAATATCTCACGAAGAGCATTAACGTGGTAGTCCGCGCCCACACCGGCGAAGGGTACCGATCCGCGCCCTTGTTGTATTACGATATTAAAAATTTTACTTTCTCCCGAAAGCTCTAGTATCCTGTCGTATACACCATTAAAGGCCAGGTCTCCATTGGTGTTCGTTACATTGATGTGTAGATCGGTGCCGGTTCTGCTGATATCTATGGTCGAGTGTTCTTTGAGGATAAGCTCCGCGCCGCCCTCGAATTGCATTATGATTGCGATAGCTTCTTTACCGTCCATTATGTAGACCTCCCCTTAAAAGTAAAAGCCCTGCGATCACTGCCGCAAGGCTTGGTTTGTTCTGTTGGCAACTTGCCACGGTATCATTATACCACGGGTCATAGCTGACAGGGCTGACACTTTATCCCGCCCGCTTCAAAAATCTCGTTAGGGCTTTCAGTGCCGTTGTATCACTTGCATGTCCGTATACCCGCCTTGATACTTCCGCCCACTCCAATCCCTGTATGAAGCGGTATTCAATGATCTGCCGGATGTTGGGGCATTGCACTGTTTCGATGAATTCATCAATCTCAACCATTTTATCCAGGCACCTATCTAGGCGATCCTCTAGCCCCTTTTTCCGTCTGTTGTATGTGGCTATGTATTTATACCCAAGTCCTTGAATTGGTATTGTGCGCTTTTGATACGGCTTATCACGCCCAGAGCCTTTTACGGTATCAAAGACAAGGGCGGCTTTGTTGTTACTCAGCGTCTCTAAGCTCTCGCTGATCTGTACCGCTTCTCTTTTAAGTTTGCTATATTCTCCCAAGGCTTTTATATCCATGATGCACCCCGCTTTCTTACGCCTATCTGACTAAGCTCCTTCCACATACCGGGCAGTAGCTGATCAAGAAGTACCCCATCGCTGTGCCGTGTTGCAAAATGATGATTCCCGGCGATGGATCAGAAGCAGTGTCATGAATCGTCGCGTTGATACCTTTGTCTCCGCTTCCGCATGGCTTAACATCAAAATCGGAATCATATCCACGGACTGGGTGGCAATGCACACACCCGCTTTGTCCCGCCCCACTCGCCGCTTCCTGCGGTAATTCTTGTAGATGAGGTTCGGTACGCATTGTGTCCCTAACCTCTTTTCCTCCGACTGGCGGGACTGGTATTTCATAATCGGGCTTAGGTGCTCCGCTGTGTAGCTTCTTAGCTTTCCTCGGTGTAAGTTTCGCGCCGCCGCGCATATCATCAAGAGCCTGTTTCTGTTTTTCCTCATCAAGCCGTGAAAGCTCGTAGGCCGTTGTGGTGTCAATCGTTTCTTTCTTAAATTCTTCCTTTAGCTCTGGGATGAGGTTTTTATCAATGCTTTCCAGTCGGTGTATCTGGGAAGGGGAGACTTTAAGAAGCCCTGCCACTATATCCCGTGTCTTTCCTGTCATTTCATAACCGCCGTCCCGGTATTCCCGTAATAGCTCTGTAAGCCTTGCCGCTTGCCAAGACATTTCGTGGCCTGTAATCCGTCTGGCTGTGGAATTTGCGAAAATGAGCTGTAGCTCTGCCTGTACATCGTCTACAGACTTTGTTACCTTGCACGGTACGCGCCGGAAGTGCTCTTTCCCCTCTGCTACAAGCTGACTTAGTGCCGTATAACGCCGCTCCCCGCTTGTGATCTCATATTTCGCCGCGCCCTCACGCCTACGGACTACTAGATTGTGTTGCAGTCCCACAAGTTCTATGCTGGCTTTTAGTTCCGCTACATCGTCAACACTGTAGTTGTTAAGTTTTGACGGCTCAAGGTCTTTGATATCCAGAAGCTCCACTTTGAAAGCAATTGCATCATCCGTGGCGTCCTCTGCTTTTGTTTGGGCGTTCATTAGCGTTTTCATGTCAAACTTTGCCATACCGTCCCGCTCCATTCCTTCAAAATATAGGTGTCCGAAACTAACACTTTTACATCGCTAAATATTCCGCTACCAGCTTCACATAGTCTTGCGCCGCCGTAGAGCTTTTGGAGTATTCCAGTAGCGGCACCCCGCTAAATGTCGTTTCATCAACCTTTGTAGTCTTGCGTATACATGTCTTGAATAGCGGATAATCTGTGCTTTCCAGCCATTCTACGCCCTGGGCGTTTACGCTGTATGGCGTTTTCATCGTCACGAAGCACCCCCGCAAGCGCAAGGCCGGGTTAAACTCCCGCATATCTTCCACTTGCTCCGCAAGCTGTCTAAGGCCGTCAAAGGCGAATTTATCTACCTTGATCGGCACAAGTACGTCCTGGCTTGCCACAAGAGCGTTTATCACGCTCATGTTAATGTCCGGGGCATTATCAATGACACAGTAGCTATAATCGCCCTCCACGGCCTGTAGTGCCTTTTTCAGCCTCGTTTGTTGCGGGCGACTCATATCGAGAAGAACTTCTTTGTTTGCACCCAATAGACTCATGTTTGCTGTGATAACGTCCAGCCCGCTATAGGCTGTGCTTCTGATGAGTCCGTGCGGATCTATGTCCCGCTTAGTCATAAGCTCCGCCATGCCGTCCACTTCATCGCCGTGTAGGCCGAAGAACTTTGAGACGTTGCCCTGCTTGTCATTGTCGATGAGTAGAACCCGCTCCCCGTGGACTTTTGCTAAAACATGGGCTATGTTGATAGCGGAAATTGTCTTACCTACGCCGCCTTTAAGATTTATAATACTGATTGTTCTCATAGGTCTTACC